GTTATACTGCGGCATATCTTTCTGACGGCGCAACAGTAGAAAGCCACGATGCAGCTTTATCCGCAATCCATGACAAAGGTTATATCATTTTTCGTAATTTTTCAGGAAAATCCGGGTACTTCTTTAACGACGACCTTACTGCCACTTCGCTTACAGATGATTATTCAAGTATAGCTCGCAACAGAGTTATTCACAAGGCTATGATTATTGCTTATTCCGTATTTGTTGAGGAGGTGAATGATGAGGTGGTTGTGAATGCTGATGGTACACTGCCGACAGGATATTTGCAATTATTACAAAGCAACATCGAAAGCCAAATTAACAACAGCATGACTGCGGGTGGTGAAATAAGTTCTGTTAGTTGTATTATTGATGCCGCTCAAAATGTACTTTCTACCAATCAATTAGTGGTAGGGCTTAGATTCGTGCCTGTAGGATACAGCAAAGAAATTATTATTAATCTTGGGTTTAACAATCCGGCTACAACAGCCTAAAAAACTATAAATTATGCCTACGTTTAACAGTAAACAGTACGATTGGAGCAATGTAGAGGTTTGGCTTTTAGGAAAAAAAATAACCGGTATTCGCGGCGTTTCTTATACCATTGCTAAAGAAAAGGAAGCTATTTATGGTGCCGGTTCCTTACCTCAAGGTATAGGACATGGAAACAAATCTTTTGAGGGTGAGCTTACACTTCTACAATCGGAAGTAGAAGCGTTAACAGGCAAAGCACTTGAAGTTGGTGGCGATGATATTACTGACCTTAATGGAGTTAATATTATTGTAATGTATGCACCTAAAAGCGGCGTTAAAACTATTGATGTGATAGAACATGCAGAGTTTAATTCCCTTCAAAAAGGAATGAACCAAAACGATAAATTTGCTGAAATTTCGCTTCCGTTTATCGCACTTAACATAAAAAAAGGAGTGTAAAATATGCCAGAAGAAACTTATACTTTAAGGGTGCCTCTCAATGACAGCAAAAAGGACTTTGCAGAGGCTATTCTTAAAAAGCCGGATAGAAATGACGTAGGGCTTTATCTTTACAGGAAAGATAAAGGCGACTTCATAGGTGCCAAAGAAGGTTTATTACAGGCTTGTTGGATTAGCGGTGATGAAAGCATAATGAAAAATGATGAGCTGTTTTTTTCTGCTTGTACTGTTTTGGACAGCCTTATTACCGTGCGAATGGCTACCTTAAAAAAAAATTAGAAACTGAAACACCACCCACCGAAATCGCGCAAATTGATGCTATGTTACATGTGTATTATGGTACTGATCCAGATACATGGAGCGATGACAAATGGGCACTTAAATGGACCGCGTTAAAATGGTTGCTACAGCAAGGACATCCACGCTAAAAAAATAAAAAGATGAATGACCTGAAATTTAAAATTCTACTTGAAGACTTTTTTTCCTCAAAACTCGATGCAATAGTTAATGGCTCTAAAAAGGCTGGTGATGCAATAGACAGAGCATTTTCAAAATCGGCCCAGCAGCCGAAACTAAAAAAAAGCTTATCAGATATAGAGTCGCAATTAGATAGTCTCGAAAAAAGGAGAAGAATATCAATAGATACTACGGAACTCCGTTATATAGGTCGTGAAATGCGTGCTCTGGAAAGGCAAAAGAATGATATTAATAAAATAAGCAACCATAAAATAACGAAAAGTTCCGGTAGCAGTGGAGGTCTTGGAATGTTAGGTGCAGCGGGTGCTGCGGGTGCAGTTGCAATGGTTGGTGCAATGGCTTACCAAACAGGTAAAGAACTGGCAGCTGCTGTTGGTAATTACGAAAAATTTCAGGCTGTTTTGCAAAATACGTTTAACAGCAGGAGCGATGCCAAACAAGCAATGAGCGACATAGCTACATTTGCAGCTAAAACGCCGTTTCAAATTAACGAACTCACCGACAGTTACGTAAAACTTGCCAATAACGGTTTTGTGCCTACAATGGAAGAAATGCGAAAAATGGGCGACTTAGCTGCTTCGCGTGGTAAATCTTTTGAAATGTGGACTGAAGCACTTATTGATGCTGAGGTTTTTGAAATGGAGCGGTTAAAAGAATTTGGGATTAGGGCATCGGTTCAGGGAAATCAAATCCAAATGACATTTAAAGGTGTTACTCAAACCATAGATAAAAGCGGAGCATCTGTTCGTGATTATCTTCTTTCGCTTGGCGATTTGCAGGGTGTTGCCGGTGGCATGAATGCCATAAGTAAAACAATGGAAGGCAGGTTGTCGAACCTTTCCGATAATTTTGACCAGCTAAAAATTTCGGCTGGGCTTTCTACTTCCGGTCTGTTGAATCATGTTGTAATCGGAATGAATGACCTTACGCTTGCAGCTAAGGATTACCTTACCGTTCCGGTTTCGCAACAGCTAAGAACAGAACAATACGAACTTAACAATCTTATAGGTATTCTACAAGATAGCACAACGGAAGAGTATTCACGAAAAAATGCTATTGAATTGCTCGTCTCTAAATACCCTGAACTGCTGGGAAATTTAGAACTTGAAAAGGCATCGAATGAAGAATTGAAAAGGCTGCTCATTGAAGTAAACGACCAATATGACCGCAAGGTTAATCTCGCTGCACAATCGGAGTCTGTGAATGCTTATGAAAAGATGAAGCAAGAACAGCAAGCTGCCGTAACCAACGCTCAAATGCAACTTAACATGCTGGAAAGCATTAAGAATGCAAGTACACAAATGGAACGAGATGCTGCTATTGCAGCCTACAAACAATACGAAACTGCCGGTGATTATTGGCGACAAATGGGCCGTAATTATTACAAAGCCCTTACTTCTAAAGATTGGCGTGATGTTTTTACGACTTTCTCAAACGCCGATATTGACAGCAGAACTGCCTATTTGCAGTCAGTAGCTGATGAAAACAAGGCTCTTTTGGAAGGCACTTTATCGAACTTGAATAAGGAATCGGAAGCTCTTTCAGCACTTACAGCCCAAGATATATGGGCTGATGCTCTTGAATTTAATGAAGTACTTGCAGAAAAACTCGAAGGTAACGCCTCTTTAATAAAAGAATTTCAACAGTTAATGGCAAAAGGAAAGGACAAGCTATTAACGCCGGAACTTGAACGCTTAAAAGCCATCATGGGCTGGACAAAAACAGATAGTAACACAGGAAGCGCAACAGGAACTAATAATGGTCTGAACTCTGGAATAGCCGGTATAAGTGGTAGTAGTGGAGTGAAAAATATTAATATTACAATAGGTAAGCTTCAGGATAGTACCAATATATATACCAATAATATGGCTGAAACATCTGAAGAGTTGCAACGAACAGTAGAAGAGGCTCTTTTGAGAGCAGTAAACAGTGCAAACGGAATTCAAAACTAATAGGTTATGAACGTATATGATATAGCATCTTATTTCAGTTACAGGGGTTTGCCGTTCCCTTTGAGACCGCAACCAACAGGTGTGGCTGTGGTTACGGGGTATAATTCTACTACCGTAGCTCAAAAACAAAATTATGGTCATAATGACTTTTTGGGGCGTCCAATTTTTCAACCACTTACTATTGGCGGTTTGTACCTACCCAATAGCATTATTACTATTTCTGTTAAGAAAAACATTGTAACAACTTCAGTAACCGGAAGAGCCGGAACAATTAAGGAACTTGTAAGCTCGGAAGACTATAACATTAACATAAAAGGCGCATTTGTAAATAATGACGGTAGTTTTCCTTCTTACGAAATGGAACAGATTAACCAATATTTTCAATCCAAAGAAAATTATGATATTGATAACGAATTATGCAGTTTACTTGGTGTTGAAAAGGTAGTTTTTACCTCTTTGGATTTCCCGCCAAGTGGTAAAACGAATGTGCTGTTATACAATATTTCATGCCTTAGTGATTACGATTATACACTTGAAATTGAAAGCTAATGTACTTTTTAAGTAGCAACATATTGATAGGCAAGTTTCGGTTTTTATATCCTATTTCTGTGAATATAAAAACGTCCACAACAGATGTAACCGATACTGCGGTTATTGAATTGCCTTTAATGGCTGTTCTGAAAAGTACAGAACTGCTTTCTTTGGAAAAGGAAATAAAAAGAGGCGATGCGGTTACTGTGCAAATAGGTTATAATAACGAACTAAATACTGAATTTTCAGGTTTTGTAAGTAATATAATTGCAGAAAAAACTTTAAAGGTTGAATGTGATAACAATGCCTTTATTCTTAAAAATGAACTTCCTAATAAAAATTTTCGTAATACCACTTTAAAAGATATTTTAAGTTATATTTCAACATCTTTTAATATCAAGCTAAATTCCGAAATACCGGAAGTTACATTCGCTTCTTTTTTATTAAAAGATGTTACCGGCTTGCAAGCGATTGAAAAGTTAAAAAGTGAATACGGTTTAACCGCTTTTTTTGATAAAAAAGGAGCTTTATACGTTGGTTTGGCTTATACCTACCTACAACCGCGAAAGATTTTTGATTTAAGTTTGAATGTTATACCTAACAATTCAAGTCTGAAATTTAAGAAAGAAGACGAGATTAAATTTAAAATTAAAGCAATTTCTATCTTAAAGAATAACCAACGTTTGGAAGTTGAAACCGGCGATAATGAAGGTGAGGTAAGAACTTTATATTTTCATAATATCACTTCAGAAAGCGAGTTAAAAAGGCTTGCCAACGAAGAAATTCAAAAATATAAATATACCGGATACGATGGAAGTATAGTTACGTTTGGTTTGCCTTATGTAGAAAAGGGCTGTAGCATCGAACTGCGAGATGCTAATTATCCGCAACGACAAGGAACGTATTATGCCGAAAGTGTTAATGTTTCTTTTGGGAAGCAAGGTTTTAGAAGAACAATTGAATTAGGGATAAAGCTGTGAATAAAAAAGAAGCTATAAAAAAAGGTTTACAAACCTTAGTGCGTACCAAGGCAAACACTTTGAGCGGAATTGTAAAAGATGTTTCAAATGATGTATGTACGGTTACTGTTGGTAATATTGATTATTATGATGTGCGCTTAACCGCCATTGTTAATGAGAATGAAAAAACCGCAATATTGCCCAAAATAGGTAGTGATGTTTTAATTTCATTCCTGAATGGTTCCGACACCGATGCCTACGTTTCTGCTTATTCCGAAATTGAAAAGGTGATTTTTATTGCAGAAAAATTCACCTTAAAAAACAATACAACATCACTAAAAGCTCTTTTTAATGAACTTATTACCGAGCTAAAAGCTGCAATCATAACCACGCCTGCCGGTGCAGGTTCGGTAAGCCCTACTACGATTGCGAAGTTGGACAGTATTAATGCAAAAGTAAATAACCTATTTGAAGAGTAAAAAATGTTAAACCCTATAGCCCTTAAAAACAATATAAAAACGCTGTTGGAATCTCTTCAAAAGAGCGAAGATAAAACAGCCAGTGTAGCTAAATTAGCTACCGACCTTGCCAATATAATTGATGCTTACGTTAAATCTGCAACCATAACCGTAACTACTACCGTAGTAGGAACCACCACAAGCGGTCCGGTTACAGGAACAGGAACAGGGAATGGTATAATTTCATAAAAAAAGAAATATGAAAGATATAATTTTGGATACCGATAACGACATTCTAATTAAGAATGGCGACCTTGTGATTGGTGATAGTAAAGAACAGGAGGTTAATCTACTACTACTCACACAAGCCGGAGATTGGAAACATGACCCTCTTGCAGGGGTTGGTTTACTTGAGTTGATTAATGAGGAACTTTCGGAATACGCAATGAAACAAGTCCTAAAAAAAGGGCTTGCTTACGATGGAAAAAAACTAAAAAATTACAGTAAAGGAATTTTAACAATAGAATAAAATGACACAACAAGAAGCCCTTGCCATTATAGAAACGGAAGTCGCCAAGCATACAGAACTGTCAGAAATAGACAGCACGAGCAAAGTAAGTATTTGGTATTACATAAAATATGTTTTTTCTGCTGTTGCAAGTCTTATTTCTGAAATTTGGCTTGCGTACCAAGCAGAAGTAAACGCCGCAATTGCTGCCGCTCCTTATGGTACGGTGCAATGGTATATATTAAGAGCTTAGGAATTTCAGGTTGATGAATTGCTTACTGTAATTGAAGGTAAACCACAATATACAACTGATGTGCCGGAAGCGAAAATAATACAACAGGTGGCGGTAGTTCCTTTGAATAGGGTTTTGATATTGTTTCAATCCTAATTAAAATGGATAAAGAATAAAAAGACAGTAGTAGTTCCAGATGTAGTATCCGCTTATGTTACGTTTCAATCCTAATTAAAATGGATAAAGAATAAAAAGCAAGTTTACGCACACATGGGACAGTTGGGAGTACAGAGAGTTTCAATCCTAATTAAAATGGATAAAGAATAAAAAGATGGAGCGAGCCGTCTCCGCCCATTGATGTGTATGTGAGTTTCAATCCTAATTAAAATGGATAAAGAATAAAAAGTTTATGTAAAGTATTGGTAGAAAGAATAATGCAAGATAGTGTTTCAATCCTAATTAAAATGGATAAAGAATAAAAAGACCAGCAGCGAAAGAAGAATTTATTAATAATACTTCAA